ATGATACTGGATTTCTTCCGGCAAGGAGGGGCGGCGGCGGCAGAGCCGCCCGAGGCGAAGGCAAGTGCCGCGGGCCGGGTGGTCGCCTGGGGGATGCAGGGCCGCGCGGCCTGGGGGCCGCGCGATACGGCCGGTCTCGTGCGCACGGGGTTCGCGGGCAATCCGGTGGGGTTCCGCTGCGTCAAGATGATCGCCGAGGCGGCGGCGGCGCTGCCGCTGGTGCTGCACGATTGCGAGCGGCGTTTTGCTGCCCACCCGGTGCTTGATCTGGTGAAGGCCCCGAACCCGGCACAGGGACGGGCGGAGTTGTTCGAGGCACTTTACGGCCAGCTTCTGCTGAGCGGCAATGCCTATGTCGAGGCGGTGGGGACCGGGGCGGGCGTGCCGCTGGAGCTGCATGTGCTGCGCTCTGAGCGGATGAGCGTGGTGCCGGGACCCGATGGTTGGCCGGTGGGCTATGAATACCAGGTGGGCGCGCGCAAGCACCGGTTCCATCTGGGCGAGGGTGCGCCCTGCATCTGTCACATCAAGAGCTTTCACCCGCAGGACGACCATTACGGGCTGTCGCCGCTGCAACCCGCGGCGCAGGCCATAGATGTGCACAACGCGGCAAGCCGGTGGTCCAAGGCGCTTTTGGACAATGCGGCGCGGCCCTCGGGGGCGATTGTCTATAAAGGCGCCGAGGGTCAGGGGAACCTGACCGAGGATCAATACGCCCGGCTGGTGGGCGAGATGGAGGCCCACCACCAGGGTGCGCGCAATGCCGGGCGCCCGATGCTCCTGGAGGGCGGTCTCGACTGGAAGCCGATGGGGTTCTCGCCCTCGGACATGGAATTCCAGAAGACCAAGGAGGCGGCGGCGCGCGAGATCGCGCTGGCCTTTGGCGTGCCGCCGATGCTGCTGGGCATTCCCGGCGATGCGACTTTTGCCAATTACCAGGAGGCGAACCGGGCGTTTTATCGCCTGACGGTGCTGCCGCTGGCGGCGCGCGTGACCGCGGCGGTGGCGGCATGGCTGGCGGCGTTTTCCGGCGAGGCGCTGGATCTTGCGCCGGACCTGGACCGGGTGCCGGCGCTGGCCGCGGAGCGCGATGCGCAATGGGCGCGCGTGGCCGGGGCGGATTTCCTGACACGGGCGGAAAAGCGCACGCTGCTGGGATTGCCGCCGCTGCCGGAGGAGGGTGCGGATGGCTGAGCAGGCCCCGCCGCCGCGCTACGGGTTCGAGGCGTTCGATTGCGCGCCCGCGCTGCGGCTCGAGGCGCATGAGCGGGTCTCCGACTTGCAGCATCGCGCGATGGTGGAGCGGTTGGAGCGGATGGAGGCGGCGCTGGAACGATTGGAACGGCGGCTGTGGCTGGCGGTCTACGGGGTGGTGGCGGCGGTGCTGGTGCAGGCGTTTCAGCCGTTGCTGGCGGCGCTACCGGGATGAGGCGAAAGGGCAAGGCGATGGAGACGGGACTGGAACGGAAATTCATGGGCGGTGCCACGGATGCCTTGCGGGTGTCCGGGGCGGGCGCGATCGAGGGCTATGCGAGCCTGTTCGATGCGCCCGATCAGGGCGGCGACGTGGTGGCCAGGGGCGCCTATGCGGCGAGCCTGAAGCGGCTGGCGCGCGAGGGGCGCAAGGTTCGGATGCTCTGGCAGCACGACCCGCGCGAGCCCATCGGCATCTGGGACGAGGTGCGCGAGGATGCGCGCGGCCTGTATGTCAAGGGGAGGCTGCTGGACGGTGTGGCGCGGGCGCGCGAGGCGGGCGCGCTGATCGCCGCAGGGGCGCTTGACGGGCTGAGCATCGGCTATCGCACGGTGCGCGCCAGCCGGAACGAGAAGGGCCAGAGGCTCTTGCAGGAACTGGAGCTTTGGGAGGTGTCGCTGGTGACCTTCCCGATGCTGCCCAGTGCGCGGGTGGCCGCCAAGGGCGAGGATCCCGGCGACACCTGGCGCGATCTGGCGGCCGTGCTGCGGGCGGCGCGCCGGGAGATGGCGCGGCCCTGAGCCGCCCGACCCGTAACCGAGAGGAGTTGACGATGACGACCGAGACGAAGGCTCGGACCGGGGAGGATATGTCTCCGGCCACCGAGATGAGAGAGGCCCTTGGCGGGTTTCTCGACGAGTTCAACGGCTTTCGGGCCGAGATCAGCAAACGGTTTCAACAACAGGATGACAAGATGACGATGATCGAACGCAAGACTCTGGTGCAGGGCCGCCCCCATCTGGCGGGCGAGCGGGACAGCGGCGCGCCGCACCGCAAGGCATTCGACGCCTATCTGCGCTCGGGCGACGATGACGGGCTGCGCGGGCTGGAGATGGAGGGCAAGGCGCTCAATACCTCGGTGGCGGCCGAAGGGGGCTATCTGGTCGATCCGCAGACCTCGGAGACGATCCGCTCGGCGATGAATTCCACCGCCTCGATCCGCGCCGTGGCCAATGTGGTGACGGTGGAGGCGACGTCGTTCGACGTGCTGGTGGATCACTCGGACGTGGGCCATGGCTGGGCAACCGAGACGGGCAGCGTGGCCGAGAGCGACACGCCGGTGATCGACCGCATCTCGATCCCGCTGCACGAGTTGAGCGCGCTGCCCAAGGCAAGCCAGCGGCTGCTCGACGACAGCGCCTTCGACGTCGAGGGCTGGCTCGCCGCGCGCATCGCCGACCGGTTCGCGCGCGCCGAGGCGGCGGCGTTCATCGCGGGCGACGGGGTGGACAAGCCGCGCGGGTTTCTGGGCCGTCCGGCGGTCGATAACGATGTCTGGACCTGGGGCAATATCGGCTACGTTCCGACCGGCGTCGCGGGCGATCTGGGCGGGCCGGATGCCATCGTCGATCTGGTCTATGCGCTGGGGGCGGAATATCGCGCCAATGCCACCTTCGTCATGAACTCGCGCACCGCTGGCATGGTGCGCAAGCTCAAGGATGCCGACGGGCGGTTCCTGTGGTCGGATGGCCTTGCGGCGGCAGAGCCTGCGCGGCTGATGGGCTATCCGGTGCTGATTGCCGAGGACATGCCCGATATCGCGGCGGGCGCGGATGCCATCGCCTTTGGCGATTTCCGCGCCGGTTACACGGTGGCCGAGCGGCCCGACCTGCGCATCCTGCGCGACCCGTTCAGCGCCAAGCCGCATGTCCTGTTCTACGCGACCAAGCGCGTCGGCGGCGATGTGAGCGATTTCAAGGCGATCAAGCTGTTGCGGTTCGCCGCCGCCTGAGGCGCGCGGTGAAGGCGGGCGGGGGCGTATCTGCCCCCGTCCCGGGGCGCGCGTGCCGCATGACGCGGCGTTGGTCAGCTTCCCCTTCGTCCGGGCAAGGCCGGGCGGCACGCGCCGCACATGCGGGAGGGGTCCGGAATGATGGAGATGGTCCATGTTGCTGATGGAAGAAAGCGCGGTGACGGCTGCCGCATTGCCGCTGGCGGAGTTCAAGGCGCATCTGCGGCTGGGCACCGGTTTTGCGGATGACGATATTCAGGACCCCGTTCTGGAGGGATTTCTGCGCGCGGCCATGGCCGCGATCGAGGGGCGCACCGGCAAGGTGCTGATCGAACGGGAGTTTTCATGGGTTCTGCACGACTGGCAGGATGCCACGGGCCAGGCCCTGCCGGTCGCGCCGGTGAGCGAGATCCTCAGCCTCGTGCTGCGCGACCGGCGCGATGAGGCCGAGGTGATCGCCCCGGGCCTCTACCGGCTGGAGCGCGACGCGCACCGCCCGGTGCTGCGCCCAGTGGGCACGCTTCTGCCGATGGTGCCGACGGGGGGCGTGGCCGAGATCGTGTTTCGCGCGGGTTACGGCGCGGCCTGGGGCGATCTGCCCGCCGACCTGGCGCAGGCGGTTCTGATGCTGGCCGCGCATTTCTATGAGCACCGGCATGACACGGGGCTGAGCGCGGGCTGTATGCCCTTTGGCGTGGCAAGCCTCGTCGAGCGCTACCGCAAGGTGCGGCTGCTCGGGGGGGGCGCGCGATGAGGGGGCAGGTGAGGCTTTCGCGTCCGCTGGTGCTGGAGGCGCCCGCGCGCGCGGGCGATGGCGCGGGCGGCTTCGTCGAGGTCTGGGAGGTGCTCGGCACGCTCTGGGCCGAGGTGGTGGCGCGCACGGGGCGCGACGGGCCGGGCGAAGGCGCGCGCGTGGCGCGCGCGGCCTACCGGATCACGGTGCGCGCGGCCCCGCAGGGCGCGCCGTCGCGGCCCGTGCCCGGACAGCGGCTGCGCGACGGCGCGCGGGTATTTGCAATCGAGGCCGTGACCGAGGCCGCGGCGGGGCCGGGATACCTGACCCTCTGGGCCGAAGAGGAGGTGGTGGCATGAGCTATGGCGCGGCGGCCGCGCTTCAGGCGGCGATCTACGAGCGTCTCGCGTCGGATGCGGCGCTGGGCGCGCTGGTGGGCGGCGCGATCCACGACGCGATGCCCAAGGGGCGCGCGCCCGATCTCTATGTCACGCTCGGCCCCGAGGAGGTGCGCGAGCGCGGCGACATCAGCGGCGCGGGGGCGGAGCATCGCGTGACCGTCTCGGTCATCTCCGAGGCGGCGGGATTTCTTGCCGCCAAGCAGGCGGCGGGGGCGGTGAGCGATGCGCTTGACGGCGCGGCGCTCGGCCTCGCGCGGGGGCGGCTC